TTAATTTTTAATTAAATTCATTTAAAATTCACTTTTTTTACTAAATGAATTTTAAATTATGTAACGTTGTGTAATAAATACCTAACAGTAGGAAGCCTTGCCGTCTAACAACGTCTTCGTTAAAGGTATTAGTTTCAATATTAATTTCTTCAAATTCATTAATTAGTTTTATTTCATCATCATTTAATCCATTAAAATCTTTTTCTAAATATTTTTTTAAATTATCATTTTTATATGTGTAATTATATCCAGCTAATCCCAATATATCTATATACTCCTTTTCTAATTTTTTTCCAATATCTGATAATTCGCCATTCATACAATGTCCTACAAATAATTCTGGTTGTAAATCAATTAAATTTCTTAAATGTTTTTTAGCCAATTCAAATTTACACTTTGTAGTATATTCTTTTGAAGAAGTTGTTTTCCAAGTATATTTTTCTTTAATTTCAACCATCCATCTATCACCATGACTTCCATTAGATTTTATATACCAAATAAATGTAGGAATATCTTGTGAATTAACACCACAATTTTCAGGAAGAATAACATTACGTTTTTTTTTCATCTGGTTTTTATTCTGATCACTTTGAGAAATTAATCTTAAATTTGATGTTCTATTATCTGTCTTAATTCTATTAATATGATCAATATATAAATTGCCATCAAATTTATAATCCATAATTAATTGATGATGTAAATAAGTATGTGATTCTAACCTACAACTAACATAACCAATGTTATGTATATAATAATTTACATTTGATAAATCTTTTAATTTGTCTTTGTCAAAAATAAATGGTTCATTTTTCTTAGTATTAGCAACTATATATTCTTTACTTTTATAAGTAACAATTTTATATTGATTCTTCATAGTTGTTATAATAAATTACAATTATGAAAATAAATTCAATTTTTAAACTAACGTTTTTATTAAAACTTTAATTACTATATGCAAGGCCGCCCATACCAGCCATAATTCTTCGATAATACCCCACCTTTCGGTGAATTTAAAAGGGTCTAGACTATATCTTAAGCAAATTCATACGAATTTGCCCACTAACATTTAGTCGTTGAACCTTCACCCGCAAATAGTTATAAACTATTTGGTAGGGTGCTTGGATGCGGATTGTCCAATCAAAAATAACCTTGGTTATTTTGAAGCGCTACGAAATCTTTGATTTCTCGCTTCCTTCACATTTTTACTATCGGGTTCGGCTATTAACCGAGATCCTTTTAAATGTTTCCAAATAAAAGTAGTAGTGAAGGCTCTAAGGAGGTTCCCGCAGTTTGAAAGTGTCGCAAAATATTTTTGACATAGTCAAATACATTCCACTAGCAAACCAATTTCTTGATTTACTTTTTGTGTCCAAAAATTAAACACGTTATAGTTGACAGCGTAGACACGAAGTTTACCAGCACCTGCAGCGGTTAACTGAAGGGTGGCATTATCGATTCTAGACATGTTGACAGTTCCAGATGGTTGATGTTGCTCAGGGTTAAGAGCAAAGGAGTAGACATAGATACCAACAGCTGGGATACGAGTGTGATGTTGGTATGGTTGTACAAGATTGAAGTAATCAGCAGCTCTGGTAGAGAATCTGTCTTGACCATTCAATTGAAGTTTAGCGTCGTTAATACTGTGAGCACCGCTATAAGTATAGACGGATGGATCATCAGCACTTTGAATAACCCATACAAGTTCTTTACATGGATGATTCAAAGCAAGTTTACTCTTGACAGCTCCAGCTCCACTGACGGTTTCAGCACCAGTGTATTGAAGTTGTTCAATGAGATATTCGTGTTGGACTTGAGCAAATTGACGTCTTTCATCAGTATCAAGGTAAATATAATCAACATATAAAGTAGCATCTAAAGTTGGACTATTAGATGGAGTAGCATCACATAATGAAGCTAACGTTTTAAATGTAATGTTGAATTTAACTTCGTGATATTGAAGAGCAATCAATGGGAGAGCAAGACCGGGATTTCTACAGCGTTTACACCCCACCTTTCGGTGTATTTAATGTAACATTTAAATATTACACAGGGACTAGACTATATCTTAAGCCTTCATTGAAGTTTGCGAAACTTCTCGGACCCACTAACATTTAGTCGTTGAACCTTTTCCATATCCACGCAGATTTTTAAATCTTGGCTATAAGCCTAACGGACGTAGGAACTAGGCTGCGGATTTTCCATTTATCTGAGAGATTTTTACCATACCCAAGTTTTAATCTTGGCCAATTATTTTTTTCAAAATAACCTTGGTACTCTATTAAATATAAGGATTTTTTAATAAATTATATTCTGTCCAAACTTTATTAGATTTTTTGGAATTGTCTTTACGTGTCAAAGGTTGAATATTTTTATAATTAAAACAAATTTTTTGATGTATAGGATTTTTTAAATCAAACCAAGAACAAGGTATTTTATGATCTAATTCAAAATTTCTCTTTTGCCAAGACATATCTCCATAAAACTGTTTACTAATATAATCTTTAAAACATTCAAAAGAACATCCTAATAATTCATGTGTTTTATAGTATTTAATACCATCTTGGCTATTTACCATCTTTCGTAGTCTTGCTCTAAGTCTATCCATTATGGCAAATTGATCATTTTGCAATCTTTTTCGTTTCCTATATTCATTATATCGTTTTTTATATTCTTTATTATGTCTTTTATAAAAGTTTATTCGTACTTGACAACATATTTTACATTCATTTCTATATTTTTGTGTATCGTTTCTAAATGCAAATTCCGATATGCATTTTGTTGCATAACATTTAATACATTTTTTGGACATTTTGTAATAATTATTTTAAAAAAATTTTATATTCAATTTTTACAGCTTTAGGAAGTTCCCGCAATTTGAAAGTGTTGCAAAATAATTTTAAATCATTTTACTAGCAACTGCACAGATCAAAGATCTTATCGATGGATAAAAACAGGGTGGTGGGACATCGATATTAGGAGTGCTAATTGTTTTTTCATCAAACTATCCTTTTTGTTTGATGCAAGTTGCTTTTCAGGTCAGTATTTTAACCAGAATTGTAATGGAATGTAAAGAGTAGTTGCAGGAGTAAGATCTGGACTACCTGCATCAGTAGAAGTTAATAGAGTAGTATTACCAATCATACTGTTGTACCCATCTTGTTTTTCAGCAGATTGAGTTAATTCATTCCAAATGTTTAACCAATCACCGTAGTGTTTATCAATGGTTTGACCACCGATCTCAATGGAAACTTCATCAATCAAGTTATGTCCAACATTTTTATACCAGTTAATACTGGTTGCATGTGTTAAACTTGGGAGATTGACTTGAAGATAGACCTTGTGGATAAGATCCGCATTACGAGAAACGGTACAAGAAACTTTTCGCTTTTATACCCTACCTTTCGGTATATTTAAATTTCCATATGGAAATAGGGAATAGACTATATCTTAAGCAATTCATAAAGAATCACCCACCACCATTTAGTCGTTGAACCTTAATTCATTTTCTTTTGAAAATTAGAATTCTTGGCTGCGGATTGTCCAATCAAAAATAACCTTGGTTATTTTGAAGCGCTACGAAATCAAAGATTTCTCGCTTCCTAAACATTTTTACCATTGGGTTCGATTATTAACCGAGTTCCTTTTATATGTTTCCAAATAAAAGTGGTAGTTTAGGCTCTAAGGAGTTCCCCGCAATTTGATGATGTCGCATTTAAAAATTTTTCAATTAAATTATTATGTATTTGAATTTCATTAAAATTTGGTTTATTACTTCTTGATAAATTTTCATCAGCTTTTAATGGTCTTGTATTTTTCCAATTAAATGCTAAAAGTTTTTGTTCATCAATAGTTAAATTAAAATTACAAATTGGATTAATATGATCTATATGCCAATAAGTTCCATAATTATCCCAAGACATAGAATCATTAAACAAATATTCCAAATAAGAAATATAAAACTCAATTTCACATCCTAATAATGTTTTTGAAGAATTAGATCTTCTTGAAATTGCGCGTGATATTCTTGATCTTATATTATGTTTTAATCGACCTTCTAAAGTTCTTTGATTTTTAAGTACTCTTGTTATATATTTAGATTTATTTCTTTCATATTCTTCCTTTTTAGATATCTTTAATTGTTCTTTATGTTTTTTTCTATAAGCAGCATCATATATAGATTTTTGTTCTTTTGAAACATTTATATATTTTTTGCTTTTTTCATATTTACATGTTTTACAATTAGGATGATATATATTTTGTTTTTTATTAAACCAAAACTCATTTAATTCTTTTTCTATTTTACAACAAGTACATTTTTTTCTACTCATCTATAAAATAGTTTTTAATATTTTAATTTATTCATTTTTTAAATACTAGCAATTATACTATTAATACTGATAAAAACTGGTGGATTAACATGCAAGTATTAATAAAGGTGTATAAAACGGTTTTATAATCAAAATATCCTTTTTTATTTGATTCCGATTGCTTTTCTTGGCAGTAAATTTACCAAAATCAACAGACCCATTAAATGTTTGTTCAATGGATTCAATTGCAAAATTCGTATGTCTTCGATAGACAACTTTAAAAAAAGTAATTTGCTTTTATACCCTACCTTTCGGTATATTTAAATTTCCATATGGAAATAGGGAATAGACTATATCTTAAGCGAAATTTTCGCCCACTACCGTTTAGTCGTTGAACTTATACCATAGATGTTATTGTATAACATTCCTTAGGTTTTGGCTGCGTGCTTGTCCATTTCAAAAATTAACTAATGTTAATTTTATCATATATTGCATTTTTACTATACCCCAGTGTATTCTGGGCCAGTAAATTTTTTCAAATTTACCTTAGTAGCAAATGAATTTACTATATTTTTATGATTATATATTAAATCAATGTCTGTTTTGTCATTTTTAATCAAATTTAAAACTTTTTCAATCTGACAATCTTTACATTTCATTAAAAATACATGCAAATAAACTTTTATTCATTTTTTAATATCTTTAGGATGTCGCCGCAATTTGATAATGTTGCAATTCTAATTTCTTAGAATCACTAGCAGTTTTATTATTAATCAATGGATAAAATAAGTCGGTGAAAGACTACAGTGATTAATATAGGAATAATAACAGATTTTTCTATAACATATCCTAATAGTTATAGCTGACTACTTTTCTTCCCCATGTTATTAAGGATTACCTGTACATTTTCCTCTACCTTATTTTTCAATAAGGATTAGACTATATCTTATGAGGTTTTATTAATTTTAAGATTTGCAAAATCTATATTTAATAAATCTCCCGAAAACCATTTAGTCGTTGAACCTTCTTCTTTAAATTTTTCTAAATTTTTTATTATATTTTCTATTTGACTTTTATCAATTTCTTTTTTAGATGAATTATATTTTACTGTAACTGGCGTCATATTAGACCAATTCCAGCATTTTAATTTTTCATCCTCAATCGTTAAATCAAACTTACATACAGGTATAATGTGATCAATTGACCAATACGAACCATAATTATCCCAGTTCATATCTTGTGTAAAATTATACTCAAACCACTCTCTTAAATATTGAATATTGCAACCAATATAATTCATTGTTGAATTATTTTTAACTAAAACAGTTCTTAAACGTGCAGCTAATGACTTTTTCAATCTATAATTAATATTAGACTTTCTTTCATTTCTACACCATTCATTTTTTTGTTCTGTTAAAAATTTAGGATAACAAACAAGACAAATTTTTTGTTTATAAAACTTTTTTAACTTGGAAAAATCTTTTAATGCTTTTTCTTCTTTGCATTTTTCACATTTAACCATAAAAGTTTCTATTTTCTTTTGTCTAACACGTTTTTTTCTTATTTTATCCCTTTCATTTAAACATTTTTTACACGTTTTCGAATATGAATTTTCTATATTTGTATATTTTCTATATTCACCTAGAGGTTTTATGATTTTACAATCATAGCATTGTTTGATTTCCATGTTTAATATATATATTAAAAAAATTATCAATTTTTAAAGAAACTTGGATGCTGATTTCCCATTAAGTTACCTTGCATATCTAAAGCTCTGCTTTGGTAACATATCTTATTCATTTTCACTATACCCAAGTTTTTATCTTGGCCACAAAATTCTCACGAATTCTGCTTAGTAGAATAAGCTTTAGGGGGTTCCAGCAATTTGATTTTCTTACCAGGGATTTTCAAATAAATAATTATTTCCCTGATTAATGTCAGTGATTCAAATTTGAGTTCACAAAGGGTTTTACGAATATCTTATTTTTTCGATATTCCCCGACATTTTTCTACCCTACAGGATTTTTAAGGTAAATATCTTGCTTTTATATGGTCGTTTCAAACCATATATTAGCCCTAATATCTCTATTAGGAATAGAGTACACCTTAAGAATTTTCAGATATGGCTAGTATCATCATAAAATCCCAACTTCCGTCTACTCGTTGAACCTTTATCTTGTATCTACCTCTACCATGTCCGATGTTAGTCGGTAAGGTAGCCTAATTTGAATTTAAATATTTTTACAATACAAGATACTTGGCTGCGGATTTTCTAATCTTTAACGTTTTTACTGAAAGAAATTTATATAATATATATATCTCCTTGTGGTTAACACCTTACTTTGCAAAAGCAAAGCTCGGTAAAGTACCACTGCCTCAGGTCATTACCCTTTGGTATTGTCAAGTATCGCTACAAAACAAGTAGTAGTTAAAGTTACAGCATAAATACTGTGACGCTAAGCGCCCTAAAGAGGTCCCCGCAATTTGAAAGTTTCGCAAAAAACAACTTTAAAAAAGTTTATTTTTCACTAGCAAGTTATATAATAAGAAATTTAACATCTCTTATTTGTATATTTATACTGTTTATCTAATATGGCATATACAAACCATATTAGCAGCTTACTATTCGAGCCCAGATATTTAAGCTCCGTACGCTACTAATTGCATTAATCCACCACCCATTTTTTGTTTTTATAATATACGAAAAGAAAAAAAATTTTTGAAATTAACCCTGTTAAATTAAAATAAAATACCATATTGTCTCTATATTATTATTAAAAACCGCATAAATGACTCCATCAATATTACATTAAAAGCTCTGTTTGTATTATTATATATAACCGTTTAAATAATTCTTTATGCCATTTTATAATTCTTTAAATAATTCTTTATGTCATTTTATAATTTATCAAAATAAATATTGTATTTGTAAATCTGAATTGATTTATCTATTAAATCCCAAGGTGAATAATCTATATCGTTTGCTATAACTTTAAATCTATAACCATAAGATGCTACATATTTTTGTACAGTTTCATATTGCAGTCTTGTTAGTTTTAACAATTCAACTCCTTCACCGTAAAGGATTTTTATCCCCTTAAACGTAATTAAATATATAATATCAAATATAACATTTTCAACATTCTTATCTATAATTACATCCAATTCTAATTCAATACTATTTGGGTCTTTTGGTGGTAAGGAATATATTTTATCCGCAATTTCATTCAAGTTATCTATATCCATAAACTCCATAATTTTATATACAAAATTAATAAATAATCACTTTTTTATTTATTAAATATCCAATCAAAAACCCACATGATATTCACGTTAACCACTTTTATTTTGTCAAGTTGTTCCACTTTTATTTTGTCAAGTTGTTCCACTTTTATTTTGTCAAGTTGTTCCACTTTTATTTTGTCAAGTTGTTCCACTTTTATTTTGTCAAGTTGTTCCATTTTTATTTTGTCAAGTTGTTCCACTTTTATTTTGTCAAGTTGTTCCACTTTTATTTTGTCAAGTTGTTCCACTTTTATTTTGTCAAGTTGTTCCACTTTTATTTTGTCAAGTTGTTCCATTTTTATTTTGTCAAGTTGTTCCATTTTTATTATACTAGCTTGTTCTATTTTTTCCCACGAATATATAGATTTCGTAGAGTTTATCGTAGGATCAACCAATTGATTTCTTATAATATTACATTTCATAATTTCATTTTTCGCATATGTATTTTCTTTACAGTTTACTATATCTTGTAAGGCTCCGTTTGATGTAAAAATTTCATTTTTCAAAATATTTTTTATACAATGTTCGATTTCGTATATATTATAACGTTTTTCTTTTGTTAAACAAATCATATGTAATAATAACTCTTTGATTTTACTACCAAGTATTATTTTATTTTTAATTTTTTTATTCATTATAACCTGAATAGTTGGGGTTTTATAATATAAATACATATCATTCATGTTTTTAATATTTGAAAATGGTAATATATTGAATATTACTTCATATATACAAATACCATAACTCCAAATATCTATACTTTTATCATAAAACATTTTAAACTTTTTAACTGGTTCAGATATATTCATATTTTCCATAAAATTCATATTAAATATAATTTCAGGCGCCATATAATATGGCGTACCACATAATTTGTAATATTTTTTAGATAACAAATCATCTAAATCAAAATCTTTATTTTTATCGCTTATATCATAACACGCAAATCCAAAATCTGATATCTTAAATTTAAACCCACTCGACTCTTTTTTTATTAAAATATTATGCAATTTAATATCTCTGTGAATTATGTTTTTTGTATGTATATATTTTAAAGCAGTCGCTGTTTGCTTTATAAATTCATATAAAAAATCACCTGAAAACCCGTTAAATGAATTTCTTTGAATCTTTAATTCACAATTATTTATATTCGATTTTAATAATTCATATACATCACCGAGATCACAATATTCCATTCTTAAATAATACACACCCTTTTTTTTTATATACCCATAAAATTTTACAACATTCTCATGATCCATCATTGTTAAAACATCAATCTCTCCATCTATTAACTCCTCTAATCTCTTATAATAATAATCACGATTTTCGTCTTCATATTCATATTCGTCACAATTTTTTACCTTGCTTTTACCTCTCATATAATTCTTAACCAATTCATTTATATTAATTTCTTTTATAATAAATAAACCATCTTTGTAACCACTATCTTTGTAACCACTATCTTTGTAACCACTATCTTTGTAACCACTATCTTTGTAACCAATATTACTCAAAATATTATTCTTTTGTTTACATAAATAAACATTTGAAAAAGAACCCTTCCCTATTTGCTTTATAATATCATAACCTTTATAATCCATTTGTAATCCATATATAAACCATATATAATTTAAAAAATTTATATACGTTTAAAAAATTTATATACGTTTAAAATAGTTATATACATTTAAAATAGTTAAAATAGTTATATACATTTAAAATAGTTAAAATAGTTATATACATTTAAAATAGTTAAAATAGTTATATACATTTAAAATAGTTAAAATAGTTATATACATTTAAAATAGTTTAAAAAATTATATTACTAAAATAGTTACATGCGGATTTATAACCAATCTCGATCAAATCAAGTTTGTTTTCCCGTGTCAAATCAAAATTCACAGCAGTCGTAACATTTTCTGTTTCTAAACATATCGTGTGTTCTTTATATTTATAAGATAACGTCGTTGATCTTTCTTTTTCTACCATATAACAATTAAATGTATGAAAAAGGTATTCTTCAATAGTGTTAATCTCAAAATTTAATTCATCTTTTAATTCACCTTTTGAAATAATTTTAATTCCAAGCACTTTATCTAAATTATTATCAAAAATATTTATGGGATAATTATTAATTATACCTCCATCTACAATTATATCTTTATTACACCGTTTTACTGAAAAAATTAACGGTATACTCATAGACATACGTATCGCTTTTGTTATTTTCAAATTCGGATTTCTTATATAATCATATATTTCCTGTTTGTATTTATTTAAATTCGTACAACAAACTTTATAATGAATACCAGTTTTTAAATACAATTCATTTAAAGTAATATCTTTAGAATAACCCTTGTTCTCCAATAAATACTCTAACCAATTAATTATATTTTTACCAGAATCAAACCCATATTTATTTACAAAATTATTTATACTAATATCCTTTAATTCACATAAATCTTTATTTAATATTATATCTTGTAACTCCTCTGAACTATAACCAATTATATACATCAAAGACATTAAACTTCCTATCGACACACCACATACCATCTTTATATCAATCTCGGGTATATCAATCTCTGGTATATCAATCTCGGGTATATCAATCTCTGTATCTACATTACCTGTATTACAATTGGTAAAACGATTTTTTATGTTTTCTAAACATCGAAACACACCTATATACGCTATACCTTTCATACCACCACCGCTAAAAATCAATGTATCGATTTTACGTTTCATTTATATATATAAAACATTTTTTTATATATAATTAAACATATCTTGTACATACCATGGTTAAATTCCTATGAATGATTGCGACACATTTGATTGATGAACTTGTAGAAACACATGGAATCTACATTCGAAAAATTACATTGTTTTCATTCAAGAATTTTACAATTTTATTATAATTTTTATCAATTGCGATTTTTAAACATTTTTGTAATAATTCAGGTGATTTTGACCCAGTAACAGATTCAACATTGGATAAATCTTGAAATAGAAAAAATTTAACAAAATCTAAATTATTTTCATAACATCCACTCAAAAGAACAGGAACAATTTTATATTGTGGTTTATCATATTTTTTACTAGGAATTATATTTGGATTTAAAAATTCATGCAAAATACTAGTATAATCTAAACGAGTATCAGGTATCCTGTAACCCATTTGTTTAAGTTTTCTTACCGATATATCATCACATATATTTTTAAATCTTTTATTACTTTTGCATATGTTTTTAAAACTTCCTTTGTCTGTTGAAAGAATAATTTGCTCTATAAGTTCATTCGGCAATGTATCCATTTTATAATTAAAGACAATAAAAAAAAATCAGAAAATGTTATATCTTAGCTGTGTAATAAATGTCTAACTGTAGTAATATACTATCTAAACAAGATTGCGTCAGTCAAGACAATAACTCTTTAAATTTTATATTTTTTATACTTTTCATATCATATACAATTTCTGTAAAATCAGAATCATTTAAATATAATACAAAACTATATTCGTTATATTTATCAAATTCTTTATTTATATCACAATACCCATTGTATTCGTTACATCCATTGTTGATTATACCTTTGTATAAAATATATTTTAAAAATATATCAAGAGTGTTGTCTTTATTATAATAGTATACAAAATATCTAAATATATCTGTTATATCAATATCAATATCAATATCATCTTCGATAACACCTTCCTTTTTAATACCACAATATACTATTAATTTTTTCAAAGGCAATATATCAGACATATTAGAAAAACAATCTTTAATTTGTAAATCTATTTCATCAGATTCCGCTATAAAAACTAAATCATGTTTTTTATCATTGTATATAATATTATATTCCTTCGCTATACGTTTATCATATAGCAAAACATCACTTTTCATTAAAATACAATCATCACGTTCTGAACTTATAACTCCCAATAGTATACATAAAATATTATATATAAATATAAATATCCTGTTTGTTATATATAAATACGATAGAACAAATATACTAATTAGTGTAATTAAAACTAAAATCATTTAAAAGTAATTGTTTATTATTTTTAAATGGATTTCTTTCAGTTTTTACAAGCATCAAAAGAAAAGTCAAATGATATATCTGAAAATAATTTACAAAAAACAGGTATCGATATAGACAATATATCTAATGAAAATTGCATTGAAAACTGCATTGAAAACTCTGATGAAAACTGTATTGATACATATAAAAATATTAGAAAGGGTTCTATTGTCAAAATAATTTATGTTGAAAATAGTTTACTAAACACTTATAAAGGATACAATGGAGAGATTAAAAATTTTAAATCTGGTCAAGATTTTGCTCTAGTCTTTTTACACGGTATACAACATAAATGCATTATAAAATTCCCACTTAAACATTTAATGCATATTGAACAATAGAATGTAACAAACCCCACTTGTACAATAATATATACATAATCGTTTCATTATAACTATATTTAAAAATATATTTAAAAATATTTTTAAATAAATTTCGTAAAACTTTTTTAACCGTAATATATATATAATATGAATAAAGAAAACACAAGTTATTTATCAATGTCTGGGTTGGCAACAAAATCGTGGGGTCCATCTGGTTGGATGTTTTTGTTTTCTTGCATCATGGGAGGTTACCCTGCTATAATAGATAATAAAAACCCCGAACATTTAAAAATAAAAAAACATTTTAAAAATACATTTGAGAGTTTAGGTTATATCATGCCTTGTGTTTTTTGTAGAGAATCATATATAGTTTTTTATAAACAATTACCAATAGATAAATTCTTATCAAATAGACTAGATTTGATGAAATGGTTGTATTTGATTAGAGATAAAGTAAATGAAAAATTAATTCAACAGGAAATGGATTGTTATAACAATGAAAAAAAACATCTTAAAATTATTTATTATTCTTCTAATAGATCAACCGATGATAAAAAAAATTATTATAATAAATTAAAAAAATTCAAAAGTGAAACTGTTTGTACTAAAAAATCACCACCGTTTAAAGAAGTTCTTGATAGATTTGAAAGTATTAGAGCAACTTGTTCAAAAAAAGCTAAAACTTGCGCATTACCTAAACAATAATATCTTGCAATTTATTATTAAACACCTATCTCAAAACCACGTCTTAATTGAGATGGACTTTGTTCTAAACTACTTTGATTCCAAGGTCCAACTGATTCCTTGGGAGTTGGTGGTAAGGATCTTAAATCATGATATGGTATTTTGTTGGATTGCATAACTGTATTAATACCAACATGATAACCACTAATTAAAAAATTTTGTTCCTTTAATAATTTACTAACAGGATTTTCTTTTGCAAACTCGTTTTCAGCATCGTATCTTGGTAGTAAATCATCAGCCTTTAACGATTTATCCCCTGCAACTATGTTATCAATATGGCTTTGTTCATCCGTTTTAGGTTGAGCTGGCGCAAAGGAATGTACAGGATCAGGGAATGAATCTGGTTGAACAATAGGTATATTGATAACAGGTTGAACGTCCTGATGTTCAATAGGGACTTTTATCGGTTCAATTATAGTATTTTCTAATTGTTCCGGTTTTCCTTTATATAAAAAAAAAATTAATACAACTAAAGCTACTACAATACCAATAGCGACAGAGTTTTCTTTAATCATTTTTGTAATTTGAGCTGTATTTATAGCCATTGTTTGTTTTAATATACTATAATAAAATAAAATTTAATTTTTCAAATTAAAAAAATTTTATATGATTTAAATTAGTGATTTAAATTAGTGATTTAAATTAGTGATTTAAATTAGTTTAAAAATAATCACATATCATCTCTTATATAATCACGTATCGTCACGTATCGTCTCTTATATAATCACGTATCGTCTCTTATATAATCACGTATCGTCTCTTATATAATCACGTATCGTCACGTCTCAAATGAATACAGATGATATAGATAATGCAAATGAAATTAAATATGATTTTACAGTTAAAAATTTTAACACAATGCTTGATACATTTTACGAATTAAAAAAGGCTTCCTTTACTTCTCCATTCTTTATATCCAACATGAAATACATTGATTTTGAAAATTATATAGAAAGTATTATTTTTAAAAGTCAAATTACTTTACATACATTAGATTATACCATTAACGAATTTGCAATTTTTTACCGTAACGAATTAACTATTTCTTATGATATCGTAAATGACCTAATAAAAACATACAAATACACTAAACAAAACTATAAACCAAACTATAAACCAAACTATAAACAAAACTATAAACCAAACTATAAACCAAACTATAAACCAAACACATATAATACATGGGTTGTTTTTTGTTACAAGTATACAGATTCATACGAATTAACTAACATTTAAAAAATAGTCTATATTTATCTTGCAATTGTATCGTTTATCAATAAAAATAATAATAATCGCAAATATTATGATTTTATCTATAGATATAGGTATTAAAAATTTATCATTTTGTTGTATGGATTATACTGATAAACAAGACATGACATCCTACGAGTTGCATTTATGGGACGTGTATGATACACTTGATTCACAAGAATATTTTTGCAAATCTTTAAAAAAAGATAATACTACATGTAATAAAAAATGCTTATATAAATATAAAAAAGATCAAGATACTTGTTTTTGTTGTAAAATACATTTTCCTAAATATCTTTTACCTTTAAAACGTGATAACCATTATAAAAAAAAAATGGTGGCTGATTATCTTTTACAAGACATTGCTAAAATTGTACTGACTAAATTACAAAGTGTTTACAATGATAATATTGAAATGTTTTCACAAATAAAAAGTATAATTATAGAATTACAACCTAAAATCAACCAAAAAATGAAATTCATATCACATATTATATATGGTAAATTGGTAGAATTATATTATGATAAAGATACAACAATTCGTTTTGTTAGGGCATCTCAAAAATTAAAAGCCTACACTGGCCCAAATTTGGAATGTAAATTAAAAGGAAAGTATGCTCAAAGAAAATGGTTAAGTATACAATATTGCAAATGGTTTTTAGAAAATAAATTCTCAATTTACCAAAAAGAAAAGTGGTTACCGCATTTTGAAAAACATTGTAAAAAAGATGATATATCAGATACCTTATTAATGGCTATAAATGGTATAGCTGGTATACCAAAACGTCAAAGCAAAGATAAAAACGGAAATTGTATAAAATAATTCAATCTTAATTGTTTTATTTTATTTTATTTACATATATAAAATGTCTCAACAATCAAAACAATCTTTAGATATAGGTAGTATACGAACAAACGATATAAATTTAAATACTACAACTATAACACAAGCAACTAATATCACAACTGCAGTTACATTAAGTGCTCCATGTGGTATTATCGTCACACAATCAGCTACAGCTGGTACACACGGTACTCATTCGTTTACAGTTAGTCACCCAAGTGTTACAGTTGATAAAATTGTTCTTACAAACATAATTGGTTATACCGGTACAGGTTCACCAGCAGTTAGGTTACAAACCACACAAGGTTCTTTTGATGTCACTATCGCAAATAACCATATAAACAGTTCTCTTAACGCACCATTGCGTATAGCTTATACTATTCTTTAAACTTTTAGCGTATCATTGCGTATATATTTTATTTAATTATTTTTAATTATTTTTTTACAAAAAAAAAAAATATTGTTTATATATATAAATGTCACAATCGTCACACGCTTCTCAATACGCCCTTAAAATTAGAAATCTTTGCCAAGGTGATGCTAAATGTATAAAAAAATTATCTGGTGGTGCTAAACGACGTGTTTCTAAAAAACGATCTATGAAAAAACGATCTTCCAAGAAACGTGTTTCTAAAAAACGATCTTCTAAAAGACGATCTGTTAAACGACGATCTGCAAAGAAAAGTGGTGGTGCTAAACGACGATCTGTTAAAAGACGATCTGTTAAAAAACGATCTTCCAAGAAACGTGTTTCTAAAAAACGATCTTCTAAAAGACGATCTGTTAAACGACGATCTGCAAAGAAAAGTGGTGGTGCTAAACGACGATCTGTTAAAAGACGATCTGTTAAAA